ACGGTCTTTCATGTCGGCATGGCTTGCAAGTTCCATTGTGGTGTAATCCATGATTTCACATTCAAAGCTGATCCGGTACAGGTTTCCCGCACCCCCCGACTCTTCCCGTCCGACATGGGTACGTCGGAGCGTGCCGAAGTTCTTTCCCGATTTTCCGTGTAACATCATCCCCAGCAATGTCAACAGGTCAAGAAAGGACAACGCCTCTTCCTGCATAGCCGCACCTTCGTAGGTATCGGAAAAAGTTTCGTAAAACAGCCGGAAATCAATCTGCGTGTGAAGCCGCTGAACGAGTAACCCTTCATCCTCAATACCCAGCGTATTAAATTCAATGAATACAGCCGGGGACGAAAAGGGATGTTCTTCATCGAGAAAACTAACCTGTTCATGCCACATGTCTATATGTTCAATCCCCGGTGTATTTTCCATCCGTTCCCTTAGCTCGGAATACTCATCCGGGATAGATGCGAGGAACTCATCTTTGCTCCGTATTATTTCAACCAGTTCTTTGTAGCAGTCTGTCCAAATCATAACTATATAGATTAAATATTCGAGAATCGTTTGTCAATCTCCGATGCGATCCATGTATCGAGTTGCTTCATAAACGTAGCGGACTCACCCATATACTGACGTTTGGGGATTCTTATCCTGCTGCCTACTTTTTTAAGTGCCATACTTTTGTAAAAAGAAGCCATTGTAGACAGCCGCTCATTGGCTTTATTTTGCCGTAATTCGCCATTTTTCCTCTTTTGCATTGATCCGGTCGACTTCATGTACAAATACCAAAAATAACGTTTCATTCGCTCCGTTACGACAATGTACCCGCCTTCATTGTGGATCTTGGCATAAGCCAGCGGATCGGTCTGATAAATGATACGGTCTATTCCACGGCTGACCGCATGTATGCTGTCACGGAGCTTCCCGCTTTGTATCAATACGCCACGATCCGAACCGATTGCGAGTGACCTTTTAGCCCACGGTGTCAGTGATGTATCAAGAAACCCCTGCCTGCGAAAATTCTGCTTGAAGAAGTTCACACCCGCAACTTTCGCGTAGCGGTGCGCATCTTCTACCAGTGTGGATAATTCTTTAAAAAAATCAGGTAATTCAGTTCTTTCCATTTGCATTTCAAAATAAAATTGTATATTTGCAATGTTCGCGGCTGTAACAGGTCAAGAGCTCCCTTCAGGAGTGGTAGTTTCGGCTACTGCTCCTGAAGTTCTTTAAGAAGGTCGGTTGCTTTTCCGTCCACCACGTCTTGCCATGACACTTTCACGGCTTTTCTCTTATAAATGAACACCATCCGCTGCCCGGCATACTTTTCGCCATACAGTTTGTATATGCCGTTCAGTTTGTTTTTCAGCATTTCCGGTTCGACAGTGTCAAAAGCGCTCAAATTGAATACAGTATATTCGCACTGCTGTTTTTTCGAACTGTCAAGCCCGTGTTTTATACCGCCCAGCCCCTGAATATTTTTCAGGTCTGCCAGCTTTTCGTCAATCAAATATTCCGGGTTCTTTACCCCGTCCTCGTTGATGTGCGGGCGGATTTTTACTTTCATCTTCAGTTCCTTTGAAATTACCCGTGCGCTTTCCACATTCTTTGCCAAGTCTTTCGGATCAGCAAAGTCGCTGATCATCACTTTCGATTCCGGATCACGATGATAAGGGGCGTATATTTTATTCCGCTCCGTCTCTTTCCTGATTTTTATCAGGTCATTGTCCGGCATTGAAAAATAAGGATGTGCAACCGTGAATATCTCACCGGATTGACCTACGTTATTCGCAAAAGCATCCGGTATCGTCACAATAGGCGTAGCAGGCGTTTCCGGTTCGTCCGTTTGTTCGACATAACACCTGCACCGATATCCGTTGGGCGGGTAGTTCTGCAGCCAAAACGGATCGTTAATAGGTTTTACGACACCATCCAGTATCCTATGTGATTCTCTTACCCGTTCATCCCCGGCAGTCACATACTTCAGGTTAGGCATTATATCCGCATTCTCCTTGAATTCCTGCCATTCACTGGCGCGTCTGCCGCTTGTTTCTGCCGTTTCAAATTCCGTGCGAAGGTAATTTTCATTATAGTCTTTATGAATTGCCATTACTTTTTCCCGGAAGTCCTCATAAGAAAGTTTTTTCCCCTTATCATCATAAAGGGCATCATTCATCTCCTTAATTTCCTGATACGTCTTCGCTCCGGAGAACTTGAACAAGTTGTCACGTATCCGTTGAGGTTCTTCCGCCTGTTCCGGATCATTATAGTCGTCTTCTCCCCATCCTTCAGCCGCCTTCTTATTCAGTTCCTCGTATGTCTTTCTGAATAATTCCCCGTCAATATTCCCTGTCTTAACTTTACGTTCGTAAACCTGTTTCATCACTCTTCCGATGATACTGCTGAAATCATACTCCCCGGCTTCCATGACAGGCGACGTTACCGTTTCATCGTCCGGTTCGGTCTTTTTTTTTTGAGGGTCTGTTTGGGGCTGATTCGGCAATGTTCCTCCCTGCTGCTCACCACCGGGATTTTTCTTTTGACCAATGATCGGCAAACCTGTTTTTTTAGCAACTTCTTCATGGTCAAACTCAAAGGTATAAGCCAGCTTGTTGATTGCTTCGATGTATTCCGTGATAGACAAACTTTCCGTGTCGTCCCACTTCAGTTTCAGCCTTTCAAGCGGTTTGTATACCGGGCTGATCTTTACCAGTTTGGGAATGATAATGTAATTGAAATAAAACTGGAACAACATTTTATCATATTCGTGCCGCGATTTTTCAACACGTTCATGTACTTCTGCCGTACCTTCCCACGCACCGTTTTCAGTTGTTCCCGTCTGACCCAGCAAACGTTTACTGATCTGGTTGTCACATCGTTCCTCTAACGGTAAAAAAGCATTGGTTGTATTTCCCCCGGCTTCTTTCCCATACTCGACCGTTTCGTTTCCTTGCAGCACAGCAAAGAAATTATTCCTGAAGTCCGTCATCATTTCGAATAATTCGTCCATCCGCTTTTTATCCATTCTGTCTGAAGTAACAAAGACGGGCGGAACACCATATTTTTCGATATAATTCATCCATGCCCCCAATCCTAATTTCTTGGCAAGAATGATGACCGCCAGTTCGTTGAGCATCCCCAGCGACCACGGATTCCCGAATTGTACATAGTACGGTTCAAGCGCACCGTCTTTGTACGACCATCCAGTCTGGTCTGATTCCTCCCTGATGATGATTTGTTGTTGTGGAATGTAATTTGACATGGGAATTTCTTCGACATGGCTAATTTCCAAATTATCATCAAGGTGGGAAAGATCGGCAAGCGATACCCCCTGTAACTGATGCAGAAAACAGATTCTGATAAGCTGGTGAAACCATGGACGATCCAGTAATTTTTTTGCTTCCTCATCTTCATTGTCATTATCATCCACAAGGTTATATTTTGCCTGTTGCACAGGTAAGACGCGATTGTCAATGGTCGTCTGCAAATGTTCATCGTTATATAACGACTGAAAAAAGCGGTATAATAAACCACGCCTGGGATCATCCGGATCGGTAGCTGCGGTCACTGACATGATCCAGTCGTCAATGGTCTTTTCCCGATAAACAACAGCCTGCCTTTTATACATTGTTCCTGACGTTGGCAACCCACTGCTGTCCATTCGATAATAATACTCATTGAGTATATTCTTCAGGCTCATCCGACGAATAGCCTTCTGTTGAAACCAGTTGAATATTTCTCTTAACTTCTTGTACATAACATACCTTTTAAAAGCGGTTTAAAAACTATTTAAAGAAACCATCCACCATTGCGCGTGTGCCCGTATAATATGGGATATTGCACGTTCCCGTCTTCATCCGTTACCGGGGGAATATCCTGTGGCAAAGTCATGATCCCGTCGCGCAGTTTGACAAGTATGCCGTCCGCCCAATCGTTCAAGCCCGACAAGGAATCCGGAACTTTACGGGTTGCATTCCGGCTGACAGCACGACAGGCTGTGATACATGCGACCACACGTACCAACAACCCTGTCCGGATCGGAGGATCACCAAATATTTTCCCCACGTCGTAACGACCACCGATATAGGCGCACACTTCACTTATGACAAGGTCTTCAATCCCTGCCAGTATCTCTTCTTCTTTCTCTATACTTTCGATCAGCAACCGATTCTGTATGATGGTTGTCAAATCATCCATGTTGATGTACTTCATAGTTACCAAGTGTATTTACGTTTATATCTTCCCGCTTTCCACGGTCGTGACGCGGGTTCATCCTCTGATTGTGGGGGATCAGTGTATATTTCAAGTTTCTTCACCGCCTGTTCATCGGCATCCGGACTGTCGTCATGTTCTGTCATACCCGGTTCAACCGCATACAATTGCTTTAAGCCGACAGCTATGTCAGGGTTTGACTTTAGCAGTTCATTGACATACATACGACCGTTCTGATAATACGGGTGCATGGAAAGCATACGAAGCAACTTGGTCATCGTTTTGGGAGTTTGTATTGGAACCAAATTAAGCTCCACCCCCGTTTCCGCTTCAGCTTCCTCAATGTTCCGTTTAACTTCATCATTCCAGAATTGACTCTCATATTGCCAAAAACAGATAATGCCCTTTGCCCTGAATTCAGCCTGCTTCATGCACATCCATTGTACGCAGAGTTTCATCTTTGACTGCTTTACGA